CATACCACCCGAAATTGATATTGTTCTAGGTGTTTCTAATCTTCTTGCTTTACCAATGAATACTGAATTTTCATAAGTTGTTGTTGTTCCTAAATTTGCCGTAGGTGTTAGTGCTGGTAATCCTGTTACTACTCCGTCACTTATTTTTAATACAACAGTATCGTTAGCACCTTTAAATGTTAAATCAGTTAATGTGTTTGCTTCTTTAATATTAGTAGCAATAAATGTTTTACTGTAGACATCATTATATCTTGCAGTTGAACTTCCTATGTCACCAACTTCATTAGTTGCTGGTCTAAGACCTGCACCAGATTGTGCTGGAACACCACCATTGGTAACCAATGTACCCGTTAGTGTACCACCACTTACAGTAATACCACCATTTGATTGTAATACGTTTTCAGTTAGGTAAGATTCAACACTGGCATCAAAACTAATGATAGTTCTAACCTGTGCAGGTGTTAATGCCTGAACAGCGTTATTACTAACATCTGGGTTACCTAAAATACTGTTACCAGTTACAAAAGAAAGTTTGCTAATTGGAGTACCCAACGATTGATTTAATGATGTTGGTGTGGCCAACTCAACCCAACCGTTTGTAATATTAAATTGTGTATTATGGAAACTTGCTAAACCTAAATCAGACTGTGTAATACCTGTAGCGTTTGCTCTTGTAGTTGCGGCATTCATTGCCAACTTGCTTTGGGCAATCTGAGCATTTGTGCTTACATCAGCATTTTTAACAGAACCTGTTGCAAATTGCACATTAATAGAATTACCATTTCTAGTTATTCTAATATCTGAACCTGTACCACTTGGTTCACCAAATGTTGGACTAGCAGGTGTTGTATCAGTTGTTGTATCAAGTGCAACATTTACAATACCATTAATTGGATTACCAAAACCATCTGTTGTGTTTACACCATTAAACATTACCAAGTCGGTATTGTTTGGATTTCCTGTAATAGTAACTCCCTGGAGTTCACCAAAAATATTTCTTACATCAACATAATCTTTATTAACAGCATCTGTACCGTCTTCTGGTTCACGTAGAGATTTAATTCTATTACCATTCATGTCAATAGCACCTGTATCGAGTGTGCTATCGTTTAACATTGTAAATCCTTTAACATCAGTTCTTATTGAACCAGTAAAGTCTCCGCGGAATACATTGTCAGTATAGTTTTTGTTTACACCATCTGTTAGGTTAGTACCGTTTTGAATATTTGAAATAATATTGTTTCCAAGGTTCAGTGTACCTTGCATTTTGTTCCAAGGTTTATCAACTGAATCCCAACCATCTCTTGCTAATAATCCACCTTGTGTTGTAGATTTTTGAGCACCGTTTGATGTAATGTCAGTAATTGAAGTACCGTCTTCGTGTCTACCAACAATAGTAGAATTTAAGTAAGTTACAACACTAGCCTCTGTTGGCACAGCATCATCTGACTTACCTTGCATTTTGTCATCTGTTGAAAACTCATCAACAACAGTACCTTTTGTAAATCCTAATCCGTCAACGTTTGTAAGTGAAATGTTTGCATTAAGTTCAACAGAACCATCACCTTGGTTAACACGGAAGAATCTACCAACTCTAAAGTTACCATCTTGGTCAGTACTTGCATAAAAAACTCTACCAGCACCTAACTCAACTGCCTCACTGGCTTGATCAGATGAAAAGTCTGGACGTCCTGCCGGTGCACCAAACACGTTGTTTGGATAGTTAGAGTTTACATAGTTGCCCCAACCAATGTTTAAGAAGTCATGACCGGTTGCTCTTAGTGTTGAAATCTGTGTTGTTACCTTAACAGTTTCGTTGGCTGTTCTATCAGGTGGAATAATCAAGTCAAATAATAATTCTTGGAAGTCAACATCACCACCTGGTTCTTTTGCTGTTCTTCTATCAATACCTAAAATACGATAAACTTCTTGATTTCCAGTTGCATATTGCATTGCAGAACTTGGAAGAACCCTAGGAGTATCTATTAAGTTTTTAAGTTTTATTTTTTTACCAATTGTAAGTTTAATTCTAGCACCATCAGGTACATCAGTACCTATACCAATTGAAAGTGCTTGACCTAAGTTTAATTTACAACGGCCGCCGCCAAATACTTGACCTCCTGATCCACTATAACTTGGATTTCCTTTAGATGTTGTATCTAAACCATTTGTTAAGTTAGCATCGGTGTATACTTCAAATGTTTTTGCTCCAACAACCTTACAGTAATAAACACCATCTGTATTAACCATGCCATTACCATCTAGACCAAATAATCTAATTACTGATCCATCACGATAGTAGTGATCGTCTTGTGTTGTAACAACAGCCGTGCTTGAAATAGAAACAGCGGTAATAATTTCAATGTTTTCTTCTACCTCATCAATTTCATAAACTGTTCCGTCGTTGTTTGAACTGAAAGGTGTTAAAATAAATCTAGAATTAGCAAATGGTAGATAATCAAAGTTTCTAATATTTAAAAATACTTGACCCGTTAATGCTTCACTACCGTCTGGGTTATGAACAGTAACTTCTGTTGTTCCATCAAGATCAGGAGAACCTGTTTGGTAAGCATTTAATTGTTCGTAGAATACCTGTCCGCTTTGTACGTTTTCGTTTGGATTAGATCCTTCAGCCTGAAGTGCAACACGACCATAAGCATTAGATCCGTTTAGTGATCTAATTTGTCCACCATTTCTTGCCCAGTAGGCAATGTCACAATAGTATGTAAACACAGAAACAGTTTCAACTAGTCCAGCATTGGTTGCCACAAGTCCATAACCGTCACTGTTAACCTGGGTATAGTCATTTGATGTCATTGACTTGTTACCAGCAGTTTCAATTCTTATTTGTTCACCTTGTGGAATATTGCCAGTTGGTAATGCTCTAGCATCTGTTACAATTTGTGTATCGTTTGCAAGTGTTAGTGTTGATTTAAATGTACCGTTGCCTGAGCCATCATCAACTGCCGCTGTTGCACCAATAATTCTATATGTTTTCTTTTCACTTGCACCCGAACCTTGATACAAGAATGTTGTTGGAATTTGAACATTTCGTGTTAATCCTGTAAGTGTTATTGATGTTCCTGTTGCAGGATTGTCGACTACTACACCGTATTGTACACCTGCGTTACCATCAACTAATTGACCACCACCGCCTTGTCCAGCAAATACCGAAGCAACCTGAACATATGGAGATTTGGTTAAGATTTGTCCTTCTGGATCTAGCACCATATGGAAACCTTGACATCTTCTGTATGTAGCGTTTCTTAAAATAGTTGCGTTGTTAACCAAGAACATATCACAGTGTTGGTTCAATAATTTTAATTCAATAACCGTGTTGTTCGGAATATCATTTTGTAGTGTCGTAGAAAATGCTAGGTTAGGATCGGTGAATAACTCAACGTCTGCTCTAGTAAAATCTCCAACACCGGCTGGGTCGAATGAAAAGTTTTTAATGTAATATCTTACACCCTGCCATTCAAAATATTGACCAAATTTAGGATAGTAAACAAGATTTTTTAGTCTAACACTAGCATTACCTACGGTGTTAATGCCAACGCTGGTATCTGCTTGTGAATATTGTGAATCGTAGTGATTTCTAAATCTAGCCGCTTGAGGTGTACCAGTACCGTCATATCTTCTAACATCTCCTCTTTCAAATTTTAAATTTAAAGATCTTGAAGGAGGTCTTACACCAAGAATAGGTTGAATAACAACTCTACGCTGTTCGTCACCTTTAAGTGAAGTATTCTCTGGTACCACAATAGGAAGCAATTCTTCATACACACCTGATTCAACAAAAATTGTAATTTCAGGAGCAGGAATATTTTGTTCTCGTCCTTGTCCACCAACCTTTGCCGGTGCCGCACCTAGTCCACTTGTAATAACCGATGTAACAATGTTCATTAAAGTAGCAACAGTGGTTGATGCTCCTGGTTCTACAGGTGCCGAAGTATCAATGTATTGAACCACTCCGCTTGTGTTTAATCTTGTTCCAACCAATGAAGGTAGATTACCTAATCCGTTTACAATAACATCAGCAAGGTCGTCCATTAATGTTTCAACATCAAATCTTGCTTGTGATTCACCGTTGTTTGCTGTCTTAGTTTGGAATGTTTTGAAAACCGCTGTTTGTAAACTTGTCCAATCTTGATTTAATAAAATATAATCTGTAACTAAATTTTTTGCAAAGTTTGATGCGGCAATAGTTTGTTGTTGTTGACCAGCAACTTGTGAAGTTGCACCATCCCAGTAAAGAGCCGCATTATGTCTTGTCTTAGTATTAC